CGAAACCCAACCCAATGACATTCCTGAGGAGGAAACCATGTCACAAGAAACCCCAGCGGTTGAGGCTTCGGCTGAAATCGTTCCAACAGCACCAATCGTGTTTGCACAAGCAAAAAAGCACGTTGAACTACCAACAGCAGTTGAATACATCGCCGCAGCAGTAGCAGGCGGTTCTGCATGGCACGAAATGAGCCAAGCACTTCGCGCTGCTGCACCGGACATCGTCACAACCGACACACCCGGTATTTTGCCAACCCCAATCGTGTCGCCTGTTTACAACAACTTCATCGGCCGTCGCCCTGTCGTTGATGCAATCGGCGTACGCGCAATGCCCGCAGGCGGCAAGGTGTTCATCCGTCCAGAAGTGACCACACACGTCACCATTGGCGCATCCATCGGTGAGCAGTCACCAAGCCAAGGCACAATGGTCGTTTTCAACAACCAAGTGACCAAGCAGATTTTCGGTGGATATGTAAACATTTCTGAAGCCGACATCGACTGGACAGATCCAGCAATCTTGTCCGTCGTGCTTGACGACATGGGCCGCATCTATGCAAACGCCACCGACAACTACGCAGCAGACACACTCGCAACCGGCGCAACCGTTACACAAGCATTTGCATTAGCAGACATTGCCAAGCCTGAAGTATGGACAGCCGAAATTGCAGAAGCAGCAGCGACCATTTTGAACTCGTCAAACGGCAACTTGCCAACCCACTTGTTCGTTGATCCAACACGCTGGCGCAACCTGCTTGCACTTTCCGACAGCGCAAACCGTCCATTGTTCCCACAAGTTGGCCCAATGAACGCATACGGCGACCTTGGTGTAAACCAGTACGGCGGCAACGCTTTCGGCTTGCAAGTTGTCGTAGACCGCAACTTCGCAGCTGGAACCTGCATCGTCGGTGACGCATCGGGTTACGAACTGTACGAACAGCAGAAGGGCGCAATCAGCCTTGACTCACCATCAACGCTGTCACGCACAATCGCCTTCCGTGGTTACTTCGCAGCATTGATGATTGACGAAACCAAGTTCGTCAAGTTCACATTCGCGTAAACATTCACTAGGTAGAGGGAAGGGTCTGCAATGGCTGTCGCAACAATCACGTTCGTACAACGCACGGATAACTACGCCGCCATTCAGACCCTCACCGACCTTGAGGTTCAAACGGGCGACACCGTCACCATTTCAGGCGTCGCAACCACAGGATTCAACGCAACCGCAGTAGTCATCTCCACCGAGCCGTACTACTTCGAAGGCACCACGCAAGAGGGCGAATTGTTGTTTGACTACGACATTCCCCGCCCAAACCAAATCGTTTACGCCAACACCGGCACAGACGTGGCCTACGGGGCGGCATCTGGCACTTTGACCTACACACAATCTGTGTCCTGGATTATCGCAGCCGATGTGTTGTCGTGGCTCGGTATTGACGTGGCAACCGCGAACGACACCGCATTTGTCACCGTTTGTGTAAACGCCAGCAACGCTTGGTGCTATCGCAAACGCCGTGAGGCTGGCTACATCGACTCAATGACTACGGTGCCTAGCGCCGATGTCAAACTAGGGACAACCATGTATGCCGCCACGCTTTATCGTGAGCGTGGTTCGGTGGATTCGTTTGCGTCGTTTGAGGCTATGGGTTCGTTTCCTGTGCCGTCTACGTTGGGTCGTATTATGCAGCTGCTTGGTTGTGGTAGGGCTCAGGTCGCATGAAATTCGCGCCTAGCACGGTAGGCCGACTCGACTGGTTTGCGTTCCCCTGCGAGCCAGTCAGAGGTTTCTAATGGGTCGTATTAACACGGCTCGAGAACGCCTAGTGACAGTTCTCACCACTGCCAACATTACGGTGGTTTCAGACGCCCGCAACCTACGCCCGGGCGTCGTGATTATTGACCCACCCGATATCACTAGATCCACAACCAACCAGTTGCTGCTCTCATTCCCGCTTAACGTTGTCATGGCACCTCCGGGCAACCTAGATGCACTTGTTCCGTTGCTGGATTTGCTAGACAAAGTGATTGACGCAACAGCTGCAACAAACGCAACACCGACTGTTTACTCAACAGGCGGCCAAGAACTACCCGCTTACACGGTCACCGTGCCGTGGGTGGCATACCCATAAGGAGAAACATGGCAACCTACAAAGTATTGTCAGACAATTTTGCAGGCAAAGCCTGTGGAGAAACCGTCACAGATGAGGAACTTGAAGGTTGCTCACTTGAGGCACTAATCGCAGGCGGCCACATCGCGCCGTCAGCAAAACCAACCAAGAAAACAGAGGAGGAATAGTCATGGCTATTTTCGTAAACAAAGATATTCAGGTCAAGGTAAACAGCGTCGACCTCACCGCATACGTCACCAACGTGGAAGTTGTCAAAGCTGTTGACTCCGTCGAGTCCACCGCAATGTCAACCACAAGCACCAACGGCCACACGTTCGTTGGCGGTTTGCAAAACAACACCGTCACCATCTCGTTCAACCAAGATTTCGCAGCCACGAAGGTGCATGCAACATTGTCGCCACTCGTTGGATCACAAACCACCGTCATCGTGCGCCCAACGTCTGCTGCTGCAGCTGCTGGAACCAATCCCGACTTCACCCTAAGTGGTGCGCTGATGTCTGAGTACCGACCCGTGACAGGTGCCGTAGGTGACTTGGCGACCGTAGGAGCCATCACGTTCACCGGTGGCCTCATTACTGAGACGGTTTAATGTTTGAGCTTGTCATCTCCACCGTGCTGGTAGATGGCAGCGAACACGTTGTCACTCTCTCAGTATCCAGCCTTCTCGAGTTTGAGCGTTTACACACCGTCTCAATCATTAAGGCAATCGACCAGAACCTTTCAATGGAATACCTAGTCTCGCTGGCCTACTTAGCGTTAAAGCAAGAAGGCTATGTTTCCAATATTGAAAAGTTCAAGACCGAGGTGAAAGGCGTGTCTTACGAGATCAAGTCTCTCCCTTTTGGCAAGACGGCTACCACGGAGTCATCGCAGGATTAATCCTCGCCGGCATACCGTGGTCAGACCTGAAAGAAATGCCACAGACGCTCATTAGCACACTTTCAAAAGCAATCACGGACAGGCAAAAAAAGTAATGGCAGTTCAAGTAGTCGGCAAAGACAAAGACATTCAAGCCGCGCTTAAAGCCATTAAAAAAGTGCAGCCCGAGCTAATCAAACAAATGCGGAAAGACATCCGCAAGGAAGCCCAACCCACCATCAAGTCCATCAAGGACTATTTGCTCTGGGTTGACCCCGACGTGGAGCCATTCAACAACTCAGGGGACAGTCGAATCCTCAAAGGCGAACTCATTGCTGGCCGTGGCGGCAAAACACGCTGGCGCAAAGAAGCCATCCTCCGAGGCATCCGCGTCAAATTTGGTGGCCCCAACCGCAAGGCACGTATGGGTAAAACCCAATTTGCCCTGATGTCGATTTATCAGGCCAACCCTGCAGGAGCAATCTATGACCAAGCAGGATCCAAAAACCTTGGCAAGCCTGGCAACAAATTCAACGAGAACCTTGAGCGTGAGGACAAGCCTCACAAAGAAGGCGAACGCAAAGGCAAAAAAGGCGGGTCACGCTACATGTGGCCCGGTGCTGAATCTCATTTACCGCAGTTAAACGCAGCCGCCACCGCCATCATGAATAATGTCATTAAAGACTTCAACAGAGATTTCAAGAGGTTCTAGCCATGGCAAACATTGTTTTACCATTCGTCACCACATACGACGACAAAGGCGCTAAAAAGGCTCAACAGTCTCTTGCTGGCCTTACTAAGTCTTGGGTGGGTGCAAGCGTTTCTGTCGGGGTCGTTGTTGATCAGTTAGGCAAGGCCGTTAGGGCTGCAGCAGAAGACGCTAACCAACAAAAGCAGCTGCAGTTAGCCATCCGCAACAGCACCACCGCCACTGAGGCTCAGGCCACGGCGGTCGAGGACTACATCGGCAAACTCCAGTTTCAAAAGGCTGTTTCTGATGGGGAGCTTCGCCCGGCTATGGCCTCACTTGTCAGGGCTACTGGCGATGTCACGAAGTCTCAAGAGCTGCTTAATTTGGCACTCGATATCAGTGCCGGCACAGGCCGCGATTTGGCGACTGTTAGCACAGCTTTAGCTCGTGCCCAGACTGGTCAGCTCGGAGCGTTAACACGCTTAGGTATTCCGCTTGACGCTGCCGCTGTCAAGTCAAAAGACTTGGCCGCTATCCAACGTGATCTCGCTTACCGCTTTGAAGGTGCTGCAGACGCGGCTGCCAACTCGGCTGAGGGCGGCATGAAGAAGCTAAATATTGCGCTTGACGAAACCTACGAAACCGTAGGTAATGCGCTTATGCCGGTGCTTAATGACTACGTCACGGTTGTAAACGATTTGGCGCAAAAGACGCTGAACGCTGACGGCAAATCAGCCAGCTGGGCTAACAACATTTTTAAGCTCAGCAGTGGCGTTGACCCGCTTTCTAACGGCATCAGAATTCTTAACAGGGTTATTGGCCGATATGCCGACAACGTCGAAGAGGCCGCGAAGCAGACCAATTACGTCGACTCTGCAATGCGCATGTATAAAAACAGCGTTATAAGCGGTGAAAAGACGCTAGCCAACGAGACAAAAACTCAAGAACGCAACACCGAGGCTAAGCGCAAAGCTGAAGCAGCCGCCAAAAAATACGCTGATACGCTTCGCGATCGTGTAAAGACTGCCTTGGACAAAACCAATGAAGCCGTCGAAAAGGCACAGGCAGAGTTTGATGGCTACAGCCAGTCCATAAAAGAGACGGCAACAAGTTTTGTTACGCTTGCTGACGCGGTCAAAACCCAGCAAGACGCCGAGTCAGAACTTTCTGACGCATTAAAGGAACGCCGTGACGCTTACGCAGCTCTTGCGAAACTTAACCCAACCGAGGATGCTCAACAGTACGCTGACGCGCTTGAGCGTGTAGCCGCAGCAGAGGAAGGTGTCAAAAAGGCTCAGGAAACGCGAGCAGCATCTAACTATGCTCAAGTGTTTACGGACAAAATTGCGACAGCAAAAGAGTTTGCGGACAACCTCAAATATTTAGTTGAAAACCACAACCTCAGCCAGCAAGGTCTAGCCGAACTGCTTAATCTTGGGCTGGATACAGGTGTTGTCGTAAGCCGCGAAATGGTGCTAGGCACATCAAGCCTAACCGTAGGACAATTGAACGAATCCTTGCGCGGGTTATCAATGAACGCCGCTTCGCTGGGAAGTGCAGCTGCTGACGCCTTTTTTGGTGGCAACCTTGCAACTGCCAGAGGCGCACAAGCACAGGTTCAGCAATACAGCATTACGGTTCATGCAGGTTTAGTTTCTAACCCAGCACAAGTGGGTCGAGATATCATCGAAGCTATTAAATCAGCCGAACGGGTATCGGGTCAGGTTTTCGTCAGCGTATGAGCCAGCCCATCGTCCAGGTTCTTGTCGGCTTTCAGACAAATGCCATCTTCAGCCAGCCGTTTCAATTAGACGACACTGCCTATGGCATTTTGGACACCAGCACACTTGGCGGTATTCAGTTTGCAGACCTCACAACACTTGTGCAGTCAATAAACATCAACCGTGGACGATCACGACAGTTGCAAGAGTTCAACGCAGGAACAGCAACCGTATCCTTTTGGAACAAATCCCGAGCCTTAGACCCGCTTAACACGGCCAGCCCGTACTGGAACACAACCGCAAACACAACAGGCATCGTCCCGCGTTTGCCCATCCAAATCCTTGCCAACGGCATCCCTATTTACACCGGGGTAATTCAAGACTGGAACGTTGACTACGACTTAAGCAACAACGACATTGTTTACGCAAGTTGTGCTGACGATTTTACCGTTCTTGCAAATGTCACCCTTGCCGATCACACAGTTACTGCCCAGCAGTCAGGCGACCGAATAAACACCGTCCTCAACTACCCCGAAGTGTTGTATCAAGGCGCACGATCTATCGCCACAGGTTCCTCAACCTTGGGGTCTACAGCCTCAAGCGCCGACTTTAGCATCACAATGGGAACTGCCCTGCTGAACTATATGCAAACGATTTCAACCTCTGAGCAGGGCTTTTTGTTTATGTCGGCAGAAGGCACGCTCACCTTCAAAGGCAGGTCACAAGTTCTTAACCCAATTTCAGCAGCTGTGTTCTCAGGCGATGTCTCGGTTGGAATTCCGTATCAAACCCTTATGAACCAGTTTGGCGACGAGTTGCTTTACAACGTTATTGTGACCGAAAGCCCAGCAGGTGGGCCGTTTACAGCAACCGACAACGATTCCGTTGCTCAATATCAAGCCCAGACCTACAGCCAAACCAGCCTACTTAACTCAAGCTCGACGGAAGTTCAGGGTCTTGGCAATTATTTACTGGGCAAATACCGCCAGCCACAACTGCGCTTTACCGGACTCTCAACTCAACTTGTCGCACTTGATTCCACAAAACAAAACATTTGTCTCAACCTTGACCTGACCGACGTCTGCAACGTGGTCAAACATTTCACGGTAGGCACACCAACCTCGGTTGACCAAACCGTAATTGTCTCAGGAATTAACCACAACATTTCGCCCGGCAGTCACATCATTACTTACACATTCGAGTCCACCGACGGCAACGCTTATCTCACCCTAGATGACCCTGTTTTCGGTACTCTTGACAACAACCTTTTGAGTTTCTAAAGGAGACACAACATGACATATCCAAACTTTGTTGCTGGGGATATCCTTCGGGCCCAAGACATGAATGCAGTCGCCCTATGGAGAATTGCATCAGGCACCTTGTCCCTCAGCACAACTCCTAGCAATGTGACTGGCGTATTCAGCTCTGAGTACAAAAATTACCGTTTGCTTTTGAACATAACTAACAAATCAGCTTCAATCCGTGTGGATATGAAATACATTGTTGGGACGACAGCCACAAGTACCGCTTACTATCAGGCCGGTATTGGTTCGGACTACACAGCAAATGCAACTTTGTATTACCAGCGATCTAACAACGACCCTCAATTGTTTGGGATTGCTAGTTCAGCCCTTTTGTCTGCGTCATTAGACATTTATAACCCCAACAAAGCCGCAGCCACTATGCACCATGGGACACTCGTTGACGCCAATTTCGGTTTTCCTTACATGGTTGGCGGCAGCCAAAACTCAAGCACTCAGTTCACAGGTTTTCAGTTGTTTACAAGTGCCGGAACAGCAACAGTTGAATATCAAATATTTGGGTACAAGGATTAGTCATGGCTCACGAAAAACAAACCGTTCACGATTGGTCATCAGGGTCACTCGAAATTTACGAAATCGAAGCAGACACAACACCAACCGCCGAACCGACATCAGGCGACGAATACGTTGGCCAACCAACAGAAAACCCCTTAGATGAGTGAGCCCGTACTAATCGCCCTAATCGGTGGCGGCTTCTCCGTCGTCGTCGGCCTACTCGAACTAATGCGCCGACAAAACAACCGCGACCACGGCGAAAACTCCAAAAAACTCGACTACCTAGCCGACTTATTCCGCGACCATTTGAAAGGCCACAAATGACACTTAACCCAAAACTCCAAGCCGCAGCAACCTCATACGCTCGCGCCCTCATCGCAGCTGCACTACCCGTCTGGGTAGCCACCAACGATTGGAAAGCCACCAGCCACGCCCTATGGGCCGCAGCCATCCCACCCATCATGCGTTGGGCAAACCCACAAGACCCCATGGGTCGAAACACTAAGGACACCCCAACATGATCAGCGCCTCCGTCACCGTCGGCACCACACCCACCCTGCTCGTCGCAGCCGCCACCGGCACCCGCACAATCTATTTACACGTCATCGGCAACACCACTGTTTACCTTGGCGGTGCCACCGTCACGACCGCTACAGGCACAGCCACCGAAAAGCACACCACACCCATCCCCATTGAAATTCGAGATGGGCAAACGCTGTACGGCATTGTGGCATCCTTTACTGAAGATGTTCGAGTACTCAGGCAGTCCTGATGGCTTTGAAATACCCCAGCAAACGCTTAATTGTGCCTAAGGAGTTACGCGAAATTCCTAATGGCAAAGTGCCAAAAAGGCTAATGAAAACAATCAAAACTGGTGGTTTGATGTGGGGCCCAGCAGCCGACGCTTTCAATCAAATGTATGACGCCGCTGAAGCAGCTGGTATTTATCTAGCCGACGTCGGTGATTACCGCCCCTATGACCGTCAAGAAGCTTTGTTTTTAGATCGTTACCGTGACAACCCACAACCACGCAAACCTGAAGTCACGCGCACATGGAACGGTAAAACGTGGTATTTGCGTAAAGGTTGCGCCCCAGCAGGCACACCTGGCACCAGCAACCACGGCTACGGCCTCGCCATTGACATAGCCGAAAAAGACAAGCGCGGCCAAATCATCAGCTTGACAGGTAAAACCCAAAAATGGCTGTGCTTCAATGCTCCGACTTTTGGTTTTTATTTGCAGGGCAGCGACCCGAAAAGCCCTGAATTTGAAATTTGGCATTGGCAGTATTGCGGCTGATGCCAGCATAAGAACGCCGTTAAACCGCTTGGACACGGTGACGGCTAGAGGGTGGGGTTGATGGTTTCTCCCCGATCCCACCCTCGCCCCCCACAATGCTTGACATTGTGTTTACGATTGTTTACGGTTACCGCGTCGCCAAGGACAAAGGAGAAACAATGACACCATTCGACGACTTGCCGTTGTTCCGTAGCACAGATCCAGAAGGTTCTGTAAACGGGGCAAAGCACATCAAACTAAAGCGCACCAGCCAAGCCATTCGCCTGCTGGCCGTTTACAACGAACACCCCATCTACGGGCTACTCGACGAACAAGCAGCTGCGCTAGCCAACATCCTCGGAGGATGGAAACGCTGCGCCGACCTACGCCGCCTCGGCTATATCAAACCCACAGGCCAACTAGCAGAAACTGTGTCAGGCGTCAAGGCTATGGTTTGCCGTATCACATCAGAAGGAATGGAGGCCCTCATTGAAGCTCGTTCTTGACATTTTCTGGGTCAGCATCACCATCGGCGTCGCCCTTATCGGCTACAAACTTTGCCGTGAACTATATGAGGAACGCGACTAGTGCTACCCGTTTACGGCTGGCTTCCGTTATGGTCGGAAGATAGAAAATTATTGGTGCAGGTGTTTACATCTGCTGAAGGCCTGATCGAGCGCGTCACAGTTAATCACCGACTGTCACACACAGCGCCGTGGGGGCCGTCAATTGAGGTAACAGAGGATTGCTTAAACGAATCATGTGCCTAGCACTTATTACCACCGCATTATCCATCACCAGCGTCGATGCCGCCACGGGGGCTTGCCCGCAATGGGAACCGTTGTTTCGTAAACACGGGTTACCGGCTAAGACGTTTAGCAAGATTGCATGGCGTGAGTCTCGGTGTAATCCAAAAAGCGTGTCGGCGGTACGCAAGTCCACAGGACGCCCAGACGTGGGTCTGCTACAGATCCAAGGGTCGTGGGTTACTGTGACAGCGGCAGTTTGTAAAGTCCCGCGTAAACAAGTCGTCAAGGCACTTACGGATGTGTCGTGTAATGTACGGGTTGCTCGATACCTGTACGACAACGGTGGTCTAGGCCATTGGCGTGTTTCATCGGGCAAATAAGTCAATAAACATTGGGGAGAAACAATGAAAACAAAAGTAGTGGCCTTCAGAGTCACACAAGAGGAATACGACGGGCTTGCGTTTAACGCTGGTTGTCGCAAAATGAAAGTCAGCGATTTTGTCGTTGCGTGTTTACGCCAAGACCTTGACTTGTCTGTGCAAGCGCTTCAGCATGAGCAAAAGCGTTTACAAGCCAAAGCCAAGCGTGACGCAAAAAAGGCGGCCCGCAATGCTGAGTGATGATCAACTAGCCCAGCGTTTACGCAACCTAGCCACAGACGCAGAACTGTCCGGCAACTACATCACCGCCAAATGGCTCGGCGAAGCAGCTGCACGACTCATGGAGTTAGCGTCAGCGTGGCATCCCAGCATGGGCGTCTCAGACGGCGTCACTATTGGCAATTGGGAATCGGAACACCATAAAGCGTTTATGCGCGTCGTAGACGACATACTTGACGGGGGCGAATAATGCAGTTCGCTCAAGATTGGGTCGTTAAAAAACTCATATTCCATTGGTTGTGTAAACCATGCAACTGTGACCTCCCAGACCATTACGAATGCGCCCGCTGTGGCGAACTACCCGCCATGATTGAGGCGTTCCCAGATCAACACGCCTACGCCGTCGGTGTATACGAAAAGTACCTAGCCCAATACCCAGAGAAAGCCAAAAACCGTGGGATTTAACCTCGACGACTACGAGCCTGTGGCCAGCCGTGTACAGCGGTTCTACGAGGCCTACCCACAAGGCGCTATTCATTGCGAGATTGTTTACGACGACGGCAAACGCGTTGTTATCAAGGCAACTGTTTACAGAAACGTGACAGACCCAATACCGGCAGCAATTGACTATGCAGAAGAACATTTGTCTGATCGCGGCGTGAATTCCACAAGCAGAGTAGAGAATGCGTGTACAAGTGCCATCGGCCGAGCCATTTCTGTGGCGGCGTTAGGCCTTGGGCCATCGGACTACACCAAAAAGCCGACCCGTGAGGAAATGGGCAAAGTGCAGCGCATGAGCCAAGGCACCGATAAACGAATGCCTGAGGTTCGTATTACCCAACCTGATGGCATTGCATCTGAGAAACAGATTAACTACATCAAGTCGCTGTTGAAAGCAGCTGGGCATTTGCGTCCCGCGAACCTTGACTCGATTACAAAGGGTGAGGCGTCATCCATGGTGGACGCCCTTAAGAACGGCACCTATGAGCCACCTGTAAACAATGACGAGGAACCGTTCTAGTGGCTGAGTTCCTGCAATTCATGATGTTCACCAGCATCGTCGCCCTATGCGGTATATGGTTCGGAGCGTCCAATGGCCGCAAATGAAGTATCAGAACGCATCTGGCAAGAACAAATAGAAACACTCGCCAAAATGAACGGCTGGCAAGTATTCCACCCATCCCCACACCAAGTCCGCAAAGGCGTCTGGCGTTCAGATGGTGCCGGCTTCCCAGATCTAGTCTTAGCCCACAAAGAACGCGGCCTCATCTTTGCCGAACTCAAAACCGAACGAGGCAAAGTCAGCCCAGCCCAAAAACTATGGGCGCTCAACATCCTGCCCCACGCCGAATGGTATCTGTGGCGGCCTAGCCAATTAGAACTAATTGCTCAACGCCTTGGAAGTAAACAGGCTATAGTCCCCCCCAAGCCCTAGAGGGATAGAGGAATTCACGCAGATGCCTGCCCCTCTAGGCACATTCGACAATAGACAGACGCATGGCCACGTTGGGAGTTGCACTCAGCTGGTAGATCACACACGGGAACGTGGGTCGGCGAGGCTGTGTGTAAACATAACTCGAGCAGCGTCCAAACGTCATAAATGCGAACAGGTGACCGTCCTACATCGATAACATCCGGCGACCTTGAGGCACTTCCTCTAAACCGCGGGGGGACACGAACCACAAACCGTTTACACACCT